ACGCGGTATCAACCCGCGAATTGTGCCGTCGCCGAAGGCGTCCATACCATGTGTGCCGGTATATGTATATATGTTGCATGTGATGTGCCATGCCGTGTGATGCGGTGCAATAAAAGTTGTAAATGCCTGAAATGATTGGACTTTTTTATTTAATTTGGGTGATTTCAATGGGTAATGCAAATGGCATGCCATAATGAATAACCGGCAGGATTTGCCCTGTTTGAGGCAAGAATTGCCTGTATTTGCCCTGTTTTGCCGGGTGAAATTTGGAATGCAATAGGTATGCCATAAAATGTTCAATCATATCAATGGATTATCCCGAAATGCATAAGATGAGCCAATAAGTCAAGGAACCTAAATTTCTAAAATTCATTGATTTTAGGTACCGGGAAGCTATGTATTTGTTTTTATTAAATTTTTTTTTTTTCGTATATACTAATATATAAAGACGTATATACTAATAAACTAACTAACTATTTGACTAACTGACTAATTCGTATATACGAAAGATCAAAAAGCCAATAAAAACAGACTATTATGATGGGGGGGCTAAAACCAGTGATACTTCGATATCCTGATATTGTGGCTAATATTAATAAAAATGATCAATAATATCAATTAGATGGGATAATATTAGTCATAAAGTCAGTTTGTTGTGGCAAAAATGACACAAATCCACTGGGCCGGACAGCCCATATCCATTGAATCGGTTCATATATCATATCCATATGGTGTTATATGGCACCACAATGCAATTATAATATCCATTGGTATGATAGCATGGATCATATGGGCAAAGCCCTGGGGACGATTTCACAATTGACTCACTGACTATCTGACTCAACTAGCCACCCCGTCAACAAATCCCCTCCATCAAACTATTCCCCCAACCTGTGCAACATTTCGATAGCATCAATTGATTCCACCTATTGATCCCATCAAAAGATGGACAAGTCTCTGTAATTCGTAACACCCCCCTTTTGATCTAGTATCCGTATCTTTTTAAACTCCATTTAGAATTAGGATAATTTTCAAGTTGGGACAGCATAAAACATCACATGAGGGCGAATGCGGTCTAATGATGTATACGAAACGTGGCACGTCTTTTGCATGTCTATTCATGAGGGCTTCGCCCCCGCGCATTTTAAGATAATTTCCCGAGGAGGAAAATATGGCTAGTGAGTTTGATAAGAATATTGAAAATGGGACGCCTGAGTTTTTGAGACAAGCGGTTGAGGAGTTGCAGATGGTGGATGCGGAGGAGAAGTTTGTTGATGCTGAGCCGGATATGTTTCAGATTATTGCCCCTCTTACGGACGCTTCTAATGCCTGAAGTAATGCTCCAGGATCTCGAATTGCTTCCGGAGGAATCTGAACTCTCTTTGACGAGGAATACGAAGAGCGTGGCGAATTCGATCCCGGGTGAGGTAAATGCGGATGGGAGTTATGTGGATGCGTATGGCTTCAAGCATTATGCCTGCGGGGTTAAATATCAATTCAGTCCGAATGACCGACGCTTGAATGCTCATGGAGCCTATGATGGTCCTCACAGTGATGTCCGATTATCGGACACAGATGGAGAGAATGGTTCCTCGGATATTCCGCCCAAGTATTTCCACACCGCCTTGCTTTATATTAAAGGCATGTCGAGAAGGGAAATTGCTACGACTCTGGGTATATCTGAGCAGACTGTGACTGTCAGACTGAAGCACGCATCGGTCAAGGAATTCATGGCGAAGCAGAAGGAGGTCTGGACTGAAGATCTTCACGCCTTGACAGAATCTGCAGTCGAGGTTCTACGCGACGCGATGGATACGAATGAAGATATGAAATATCGCCTGGCGGGAGCAGACAAAGTCTTGAAAGCGAATGATCGTCTCGGAAGTAATAAAGCCACGGCGAAAGAAGAAACTGCTACGTCGCAGCTGCAGCAACTTGTTACAGCAATCCAAGGTGAGAATGTTACAGTTAATATTAGGAGCTAACGTTGATTAGCGTTGAAGATATTCGGAATGGTAATCAGACGATGGAGGCAGGTCTCATCGAGGCGAGCTTGATGATCTCGGATAGGGATCTGCAGGATGTGCCATTTCATCTCAATGCTGGCCAACGGCTGTTTGATCATAAGATAGCGGAAAGAATGGCTCTTGGTAAACCTATCAAGTTTTATCATCCCAAAGCTCGGAGGAGAGGTGTCTCAGCTTACATCACAGCCAGATTTCTTGTCAAATGTCTCACCCAGCGAAATGTGCAAGCTGCGATCGTTGCACATAGAAAGGACGAAGCTAAAAAGCTTTTTGGTAAAATTGGCTACTACATCAAACACTTCCGAGGTGCTCAGCCGGTCCGAGAGACTGATTCAACTATCGAAATAAGTTTTCCCGAGACTGACTCCAATATGTCAGTCTTTACTGCGGGAGCGAAAGAGGTAGCTCGGGGCCTTGATTGTAATCATATACATCTTAGCGAGGCAGCATTTTATGAAAATCCAGAGAAGTTGGTGGCATCTCTTGTCCAGACTATCCCCGGAAGAGGAGAGGTGTTTGTTGAGAGCACGGGTAATGGCGCTGGGACTTGGTACCACAGACGATGCTTACATGCTTGGCAAGGGAAATCCGACTATGGAATCAACTTCCTGCCCTGGCACGACACAAAAGATTGCCAAACACCTGTACCTGATGCCTTCCGGGCCGAGTTCATAAGAAGCATCCCTGATGTTCAATATGAAGAGGAAGATCTCCTCTCGAAATATCCCGCATTAGCTCCAGAGCGTATTCTCTGGCGGCGTAACAAGATTGAAGAATTCGACTTTGATATATGGATGTTTAAGCAAGAATATCCAATGACTTTTGAAGAGTGCTTCATACCTACAGTGCGTTCCTACTTTCATAAATTATACACAAGGCCGAATGATTTACGATGGACGCAAATTAATCGAGATTTAGCAGTCCTCGAGGGTCATCCAAATACATCCTTGAGTTACGCTCTCGGAGCGGATGTGGCTGCTGGGGTTGAGGCTGATGCATCTACGATTGAAATCATATGCGTGGAAACAAATGAGCAAGTTGCAGAGTATTGGTCTAATCGAGTCGCACCGAATGATTTTGCGATTGAGATTGAAACTGTTGGTGAGCTGTTCGATTATCCGCTTGCTCTTGTGGAAGCGAACAATCATGGACATGTTACTTTGGATAATCTTGTCAAGAATGACGTTTATCCCGCTGAGAAGCTTTTCTGGGACGAGGCTTATTCAACAAACATTACCAAGGCTGGGCATACGACTAATAAGCGAACTAAACCTCTTATGGTGGGATCTCTCAGAACGGAGTTGGCACAAGGGCTTATTATCTACTCAGAAGGCCTCGTTGGAGAATGCGCTACGTTTGAGGATACGTTAGAAGCAGCAAAGGGTTGTCATGATGATAGGGTTATTGCGCTAGCTTTGGCGAATAAAGGAGTTGAGGAAGTAGGTCTTAATCCTTGTTACGGTAAGTCGCGTATCAGTGTTCCTACTGCATCTGAATACGATGCAATTTTTGCCTCTCGATCCATTCGACCAAATAACAGAACTGGCCAGCCAATAGAGACGCAAGTATCTGGGGCAGGTGTCCGAGCAATTGACTTCTCAAAGAATCACTGGGGAGTATCAGTAGGTTATAACAACTAAATAGATTAATTATGGAAATCTCGGAAATATATCACAGACTGAAATGCGATAATTGTGGGAAATCACTTAGTCCTGTAGCAGATAGCAAGGCAGAGGCTCGTGATCTGGCAAAACACATCGGCTGGGTGATTTACAAAGATCATGCCTGGTGCATTGAGTGCTTTTATAAACTAGCTACTGATCAACGAATGAGAATGATTAACGAAATTAGTCGAGGAGAGGCATAGTGGAAGGCTATTATACCAGGGGCGGTAAGCTGCTCGTTAATACTTCGTGGTGGATGCAACAGTGGCATCAAGGCGAAGAAGATAGGCGGGCTAAAATCAAGCAGGATGCGTGGGCTACTTACATGCAATACTATCGAAATGAGTATGCCGCAGGTATATATCCAAAGAATATGCTGTTTGTTATGGCTCGCACGATGGTTCCGAGGATCTATTATCGGAATCCGAAGATATCAATTGTTCCAAGAATGCCCGGACCGCAACATCAGGCATTTAGCAAGATCCTAGAACGGGTTGATAACATCTTGGTTGATGCTATGAATCTTAAGATTGAAATGAAGCGTATGGTCAATGCCTCTTTCTTTCAATCTATGGGCGTTATGAAGTTGCTTTTCGGAGCTGAGTTCGCTCCCACGCCTATTGCAGGGCTTACCGAGACGCCGGTTTCTAAACTTGGCATGCGTCCTGAGTATCGACCTTCGATAGTTCGGAATATGCCCTATGTTAAGAATATCCCTACGCAGGATTTTGTGATGGCTGAGGGGATACAAGAATTTGAAGACTCCTTCTTCTATGCCCATCGAATAGTTAGATATTGGGACGATCTGGAGAATGACGAACGGTTTCCAGAATTTAAGAAGTATGCGAAGAAGAAGACTGGTGTGACTTCTATGGGAGATAAAGATCCCTTGGGAACGCAAGATAAGTCGAGACGGATGGTTGAGCTGTATGAGTTTCGGGATAGAAGGACGAGAAAAGTTATCTTGCTCGCCCCAGATGTGATGCCGGAAGGCAAGCCGCTACTGTTCTCTGATGATGAGCTTCAAACTCCCTACTCCAGTCCGTTTTATATTTTTACTCCGAATATTGACGTCGAGCATCCTTATGGAGTGTCTGATGCGGATATCTTGATATGTGCGCAGGAGCAACTGAATGATATCAAGACGAAAATTCACCAACATGCAAGGGTATCGATTGTTAAATGGATGAGTGAGAAGAATGCAATAACTGTTGATGAGGCTGAGAAGCTTTTGAATGAGAATGTAGGAACGGTTGTGCAAGTAGCAAATGCTCGTGGACTGACTCCGATTGAATCTCATCATATTCCTGCGGCATTGTTGAAACAAGAGCAATCGATTATGGAGGATATTCGGGAGCTAGTCGGTTTTTCTCGTAATTCTATGGCGGAGTTTCAAGCAAAAAGTCATGGTCCTACGGCGACAGAAGTCAGCGCGGTTAATAACGCTTCTGATTTACGAATTGATGAGCGGCGTGATATGATCGCTGATAATATCGTAACGATGTTTAAGGATATTCATAAGGTGATATTCCGTCACTGGACAGAGCCGCAAGTTGTTAAAATTCTCGGAGAGAATGGCTTACCTTTGTGGGTTGAATTTACTGGACGGATGTTAGAAGAAGGATCTTATGACGTATTGATTGAGCCAGATTCAGCTGTGCCTGAGACAAGAGAAGTTCGGGAGAGTCGGGCTAGTAGGTTGTATCAAGAACTCGTGAGTAATCCGCATATAGATGGGCAGAAGCTGACTCGGTATCGCTTGCATGAAACGCCGGGAGTTGCTATGGATGATTTGATGAAGAGTGAGGAGGTTGCTCCTGGAGGAAATGTCGTAAGCATGGATCAGTACGTAGCACAACAAGGGCAATCAGGTAAACAACAACAAGTAGGATAACTTATGGCAGAAGGTAAAGTTTTATCGGCAATTGGCCCTGGTTGGGTTAGACGAGTTATCAATCGAGCATTTCAACAGGGATCGTTTGTGCCAAGATTCGGGAATGCAGCCCTGGCTTGGGAAGATCTTCGTACTCCCTTGATTGGCCAAAGATTCTTGGTTGTAGCGGGAAGAGTTGATTACAACTATACTGAATTAACTGTAGACTTCTCAGCAACTGCTAGATATTTGAATGAGCCAGTTGGCGTAGTATTCCAGATGGCTCATGCTAAGTTGTTAGATTCTCCTGTATATCCTCACTTGCACTGGACACAAGAAGAGGATCATATTCCTAATTGGCTTATAGCATTTCGCTGGTATAAGAATGGGCAGCTCGTACCGAGTACCTGGACACTTGCGAAGTATACAACTCATGAATATACTTATGCTAGTGGGGCATTGGCTCAGTATACGAATTTCCCAGGGATAAGTGCTCCTGCCGCAGAAACTGTAAGCTCTATGCTTGAGATCAAGTTGTATCGGGATTCAGCTAACACATCGACAAAATTCGCTGGGGCTGATCCATATACTAGTTCGGCAAAAGCAAAAGAGTTAGATGTACATATTCAGCTTGATAGCCTCGGATCTAATGGGCAACTGACAAAGGCTTAGTAATTACGCCCTTTGTCCGAAAATCGGACACACTTTAGGAAAACATAACGATGGCTAAAAAACTATCTCCAGGATCGACTCGAAGTAAGACACCGCGCATCCCGTATCAGAAGGATAATAAGCGTGCGGGACAAAGGCTGGTACGGACTGGTAAGCATGTAAATGATATGACTATGGGTAAGATCGAAAGGATGATCGAACGCATAGATTTTGATCATAACATATTGAGTAATATTCAAGGTGGAGATGCTCTTAATAAAGAGTATTACCATCTGACGAAAGAAGCCCACGATGCTTTAGATTTTGATGCTGCTACTCCTGCTGACTCTATGCTTTTTACCTCTGATGGGGAAGTAACAATAGAGCAAACTCGGGCGGCTATTCATAATTTTAAGATAAAAAATTTATCCTCTGCGGCTGCGGCTGTGGTAGGAGCTTTGCTCAGAGTAGAGAGTGACTCTGGTTGGGGCGGAGTTGGGCATATTGGAAGCGGATCTACTATAGCAGGCGGACTTTTTGCCGGGGCTTTTCATGTATATGGGCAAGGCTATGGGGATAATATTTATACTGTAGATGGGAATAAAGATCATATTTGGTTTAGTGATCCTACAGATGCTCATAACTTTACAGCTTTATCAAATGAGATTATGCGTTTGTCAGCTGCGGGAGTATTAGATGTAGCAGAACTTATCGATGGAGTAATTGCAGCGACTCAAGTTGCTGATGATAATTCAACTAAGATAGCTACTACTGCGTTTGTTGCTGGGCAGATTGAAGATGCTATTAATAACGCAGAGGATAAAAAGGCTCCGAGTCAGAATGTAGTGTTTGATGCACTTGCTCTTAAAGCCCCAATTGCCTCACCGACATTTACTACTGCAGCTAATGCACCAACTCCTGGGATTGATACAAATGATACGAATATAGCGACTACAGCTCATGTTCTCGCGAAGATTCTGCAACAGATTGCAGACTTAAATCTTTATGTATTCAAAGGTACGATAGATTGTTCGGCAAGTCCTAATTATCCCGCAGCGGACGCGGGTTTTATCTATATCGTTCCTGTAGGTGGAGGAGGAAAAATCGGTGGTGCTTCTGGAACAGTAACTGAGGCAGGGGATACTTGGCTCTGTATCACTGATGGAAGTGCCGGAGGAACTCAAGCGGCTGTGGGAACTGATTGGATAGGAGGGCAAGCTAATTTAAATCCAGAACTGTATGCACTTTTAAGCGGGGCAGCTTTTACTGGGGATGTTAGTATAACAGGAGCAACATTTTCATTAATCAACAGTTCACTTGAAATGACTGGGACAGATACTCATTTTGCTCCGCCATCTTTGACTACCGCCGAACGAGATGCTCTTACTCCGAGTGAAGGTTGGGTTATCTTTAATGAAACTGATAAGGAACTTCAGCAATATGCAAATGGTACTTGGGGAAGTATAGGTGGGGGATCTTCATATATCGTCAATAAAGCTACTCATGGTTTTACAGCAGCAGATGAAGGCACAGTTGTGTATCAAACCACTGTCTTAGGTGTCTTTGCTCAAGGTGAAAGCGATGATACTGCTAAAGCTGATGCTTTCTGGTTCATATCTAAGTATATTGATTCCTCTAAATACGAAATTAAGTCTACAGGTTTGGTCACTAAAGCTGATTGGACTGCTCTTTATGGCTCAGCTAGTCTAACTATTGGTGACAATATCTGGTTAGGTACTGGAGCTGGTAATCATCTTGTAAACACAGAACCTGCTGTAGATGGGTATATAAGTAAACCTGTAGGTGTTGTATTTGATACAGATACTATCTGGTTTCAAAGTCTTAGAGGCACTGAGTATAATGATTCTTTTGGTAAATACCAAACAGTAGCGTGGGCGCAATGCGCTGGTGGGGTTTATGATGTTACTCACAATATGGATCTACTTAACTTGCATGTAACTGGCAGGGACTCAGACGGATATAAGGTTGAGGTGCTTAATAAGCCTAAGGACGGGACTAATAAGAATGTGCTTACATTTGACTTCACTGGCTACGTAGAGGCTGACTTCCCTATGGTATTCGCTCTGAACGGAACAGGCGCAGCCTACAATGTATCAGCAATAACTGTGGATGCTGCATCTCCAACTGGGTCCGTTGAGATTCTGTCAGACGGTGGGGTAAAGATGATTAATATTAAGTCTGGTGCTAACCAAGGCGCTTCTGGTGCCGGAACAGATGAATTGTGGATAGACACAGCAGACCAAACTATTAAGGTTGGTGTATAATGAACCACAACAACTACACAGCGCCTAGAGCGCAAGGAGAGAGATGAGA